CTGATGTTAACAAAGGTGACAGAAGAACTCAGAAAATATTAGACAGCACAGCAACTCTCGCTGTTCGTACTTTAAAAGCTGGGATGACCAGCGGTATCACATCACCTGTCAGGCCTTGGTTCAACTTAACATTATCAGATAAAGAACTTTCAGAGACTGAGTCTGTTAAGAATTGGTTAACTGAAGTTACTGCCAAAATGAAATCAGTGTTTTTAAAATCGAATCTTTATAAAGAACTACCAACTGTGTATGGAGATATTGGCACGTTCGCAACAGGTGCGATGCTTGTTGAGAAAGACTATGACAATGTTATTCATTTTTATTCTTTTCCAATTGGCTCATATAAAATAGCTAACGATAAAAAGAATATGGTTAAAAAGTTTCAACGTGATTTTCAAATGACAGTTGATCAGGTGGTGCAGAAGTTTGGTAGAACAAAAGATGAGCCAGATAAAATCAACTGGGATAATATTAGCGAGAAAGTAAAATCACTTTGGTATACAAATAATACAGAGGCTTGGGTGCAAGTATCTCATGTGATTGAACAGAATCCAAAGTATGATCCTAAGAAATTAGAATCAAAGTATAAGAAATTTATATCAATATATTATGAGCGTGGATCTACTAACTTAGTTTCAGGTGGAGGGACTTCTCACACAGAAGTTCAAAACAAATTCTTAAGTGAGAAAGGTTATGATTACTTTCCTGTTCTTTGCCCTCGTTGGGAGTTAACAGGTGAGGATGTGTACGGGACTAACTGCCCAGGTATGACAGCTCTTGGTGATATTAAACAATTACAAACTGGTGAGCGTAGATCATTGCAAGCAATTGAGAAAATGATTAACCCTCCAATGACAGCGCCGACTGCACTTCGAAACCAGAAAGCAAGTATCTTGCCTGGTGATATTACATATACTGATGTCACTCAAGGTCAGCGTGGTTTTCAGCCAGCTCATGAAGTTAACTTTAACGTTCAAACTCTTGAGGCTAAGCAAGATCAAGTAAGAGAGAGAATCAACAAAGCATTTTATGTGGATTTATTTTTGATGCTTTCAAATACAGATCGTAGACAGATCACAGCAACTGAGATTCAAGAAAGACATGAAGAGAAGTTATTAGCTCTCGGTCCTGTACTGGAGCAACTTAATCAAGATCTGCTTGATCCATTAATAGAGATCACTTTTAATTTAATGCAGGAGTTTGAATTAATACCTCAACCACCTGAGGAGTTAAAAGGAAAAGAAATAAAAGTTGAGTACACATCTGTAATGGCTCAAGCTCAAAAGCTTGTAGGTATTGGTGCAATAAATAACTTCACAAATTTTGTAGGTGGAGTGGCTCAGTTTAATCCAGAAGTTTTAGATAAAATTAATACAGATAAATTAGTTGATACCTATGGAGATATTGTAAGTATCCCATCAGGTATTGTGAGAAGTGATGAGGATGTTCAAGCTCTAAGAGAGCAAAGGGCACAAGCTCAGCAAGCACAGGCTCAGCAAGAGCAAATGGCAATGCAAGCACAGACTGCACAGACTTTGGGTCAGACTAAAGTTGAAGAGGGCTCAGCACTTGAGGCTTTAACTAACGAGGTTCTAGGTGGATAAGGCATTAGTTAAAAACGCTGCAAGCCAGAAGCAAGTTAATAAGGCTGAGAAAAGAGAAGAGCTAAATAGAGATACAGAACTTAATGATATTAGAGCAGTTCTTAAAACTCCAGAGGGTCAACGTTTCGTGTGGCGTTTAATGGAAAAGTGTAAAACTTTTAATTCAATCTGGCAGTCCAGTGCATTGATACATTATCAAAGTGGACAGCAGGACATAGGTCATTTTCTAATGGCCGAGATAGTAGAGGCCGATGAGGAGTTACTATTTAATTTGATGAAACAAAATATGAAAAACAACAAAGGAGTTAAATAGTATGGATACAGAAGCGCCACAAGATAACACTGAAAGCGTAGATATATCAGCACCTGAAATTGGTAAAGAGGTAGAGGTACCGCCTGAGAAGAGTGATGCAGACTCTTTATATGGTGACTCTGATAAAACCGATGAGCCAGAAAAAGATGCACAGTCTGATGGTGAAAAACCAGAGGATGATAAATCAACTGATGAACCTGAAACTAAGGATGAGCCTGAGGATAAAACCAAAGATGAATCTAAAGAAGAGGGTGAAAAAGATGATAAAGACAGTAAGTCTGAGAGTGAAGAGTACGAGCTTTCAAAGCCCGAGGACTCACTTCTTAGTGATGCAGACATGGAGAGGATTGCCAGCTACGCTAAAGAGCAAGGACTCAGTAAGGATGCAGCAGAGAAGTTAGTGACTGATCGGAGTAAAGCGATAGACGATTTTCATCAGAGTAATTTAAATGATCATAAAGAGCTAGTGGATAAGTGGGCTGCTGAATGTAAAGACGATAAAGAAATTGGAGGCGACAACTATAACGAAAGTGTAGTGTGCGCTAAAAATGCTGTTAGTCGTTTTGGTTCGGAGGCTTTTAAAAAACAACTTGAGGATACGGGGTTTGGAAATAACCCAGAGGTAGTTCGAGTGTTCGCTAGAATCGGTCGAGCAATGGAGAGTGATTCGCTTGTAAAAGGTGGAGCTGCTCAAGCAGGAGATTCAAGATCTGCTGCAGATATATTGTTTGATAAAACTAAACACAACTAGGAGAGAATAAATGACAAAAGGAAATTTAGTATTAACACTTGCTGACTGGGCTAAGCGTTTAGATCCAGATGGTAAGGTTCCAACAATCGTAGAACTATTAAGCCAAACAAATGAAATCTTAGATGATATGCTTTGGATGGAGGGTAACCTACCAACTGGACATAGAACATCTGTAAGAACTGGTTTACCAGAAGTGGCTTGGAAATTAATTAACCAAGGTGTACAGCCATCTAAATCTACAAGTGCTCAAATTGATGAGGCATGTGGGATTATGGAGGCATGGTCTGAAGTTGATTGCGATCTTGCAGAACTTAACGGTAATACATCAGCTTTCCGTTTAAGTGAAGCTCAAGCATTCATCGAAGCAATGAACCAAGAAATGGCATCAACTGTATTCTATGGTAACAGCTCTGTTGCTCCAGAAGAGTTTACAGGTCTTGCTCCACGTTATTCTACATTAGATCCATTAGTAGCTGAGAACGCACAGAATGTAATTTCTGGTGGTGGTACAGGTGCTGATAATATGTCTGTATGGTTAGTATGCTGGGGTGCAAACTCTGTGCATGGTATTTTTCCAAAAGGTTCTAAGGCTGGATTACAGCATTATGATCATGGTGAAGTTACTATCCAAGACAAAACAGAAGTTGGTACAAGCCGTTTACGTGCTTTCCAAGATCAGTGGAAATGGAAATGTGGTATTGCATTAAGAGATTGGAGATACGTTGTACGTATAGCTAACATAGGCACTACTGATTTAGTTGCAAACGCTGGGCAGCAAGCTGATCTTATTAACTTAATGATCAAAGCAATGCATAGATTACCATCTTTCAACATGGGTAAATGTTCTTTCTACATGAACAGAACTGCTATTCAGATGTTAGACATCCAACGTAGAGACGATGTAGCTTCTGCTGGTATGACTTACACTGATGTTGATGGCAAGCTTGTGCCTCATTTCAGAAACATTCCAATTAGAAAAGTCGATAGCTTATTAACTACAGAAGCTGTTGTAGCATAATTACATAAAGGAGAATTAAAATGCTTATAGATAAAGAACTATTATTCGATGAGGGAGATGCTGCTGTTGCTGCAATCTCTGCGCATGTTGTTGATTTAGGTGTTGGTAGAGATATGGGTGTTGGTGAAAACTTATACCTTAAGGTAGCTAACGTTGAGCCTACTGGTGCAGATCTTGGTGCTGCTTTAACTTTCACTATCGAGCAAGCTGATGATGAGGCTTTCACTGTAGGGTTAGAGGACGCTCAAGTTTCTGGTATTATGAAAGTAGATCAGAAGTTGTTCGCTGCACGTTTACAGCCTTTCGGTATTACAAAGCGTTATATCAGAGTTAAATACTCTGCTGCTGGTGATACTTTAAAGACAGCTATCGTTAAAGACATTCAAGCAACTAAAGCTTACAAGTCTGGTTACACAATAGGGTAAGGGGTATTAAATGAAAGTAAGAGCAACTAAAAAAGGTTTCATGTTTCATAGACGTATCAAGGTTGGGGAAGTTATAACTTTAAAAGATGAGAAGCAATTCTCTAAAGTTTGGATGACTCCAGTTGACGGTAAAGCTCCAGTGAAAGCTGAAGTAAAGCCCGAGGCTAAAGCGCCTGAGAAAAAAGAAACCAAAAAGAAAGATAAGAAAGACGATGTAATTTAATTTTAAGGAGAGTGTAAAAGCTCTCCTTAGCTTTTGGAGTTTTAAAATGCCAAGTAAAACAGAGATTTGTAATATGGCTATAGCTCATCTAGGCACAGGCAAGAGGTTATCAAATGTTGAGACCGAGAATTTGCAAGAGGCTAAGATGTGTAGAACATTTTTTAATACGGCAAGAGATGCTACTCTCAGAGATTTTGATTGGCCGTTTGCTACAAAGTTTAAAAACTTAGGTTTAGTCCAGGAGTTTGATCAGGATCAGGAGTGGAATTATTCTTATGAATATCCAGCTGATTGTATTAAAGCTCGTAGAATACTCAGTGGTATAAGAAATGATACCAGGCAATCAAGAGCTCCTTTTAAAATTGTACTGCAAGATACAGATAGATTAGTTTATTCTGATATTGAGGACGCAGCACTTGAGTATACAGTGCTGGTAACTGATCCTTTATTTTATCCACCAGATTTTATCATAGCTTTATCTTACAGATTAGCTATGTA